GGCAAATTAAGTTTACCCCATTTGTTTTGATAGTTTTCTAACATGCGTGTAGAGCGTACATAGCGTACTGAGACTCCATTAGATACATAGTAGCGTTTTGTGTCTGTACAATAAATAAGATACATTTCGATTTCCTTTTCGTTTTGTTTGCTTTCAGTTTTCCCTTTAAGGCGTTTGTTTAGTTCTGCAATAAAATATGAGCGACAACTTTCTAAAGTGCCACCATGGACTTCTACTGACCGTCTAGGGCATGAAGTAGATGATAGTTCTTGATGTAACTTGACTGTATCACGATTAGGAGTTAAGCCCCACTGTTTCATATACTTAGCTACGTCGTCAAGTACCGCTTGTTCGTTCCTTAAGAACTGGTTTAAGTCGCCTTCTGATTGGCATACTTCCCAGCTGGCATAGTTAGCATTACCGTATGAGTTAGCGCAATGCCATGCCTTGTTAGAGAAGTCAGAAGCCTGCAATCGTCCGTCAGAAGCAATGTAGACATGAGCAAAGCCGTTTGTTGGGTCATGAGTGGGTAGCCAACTATTATAGAAACCAGTGTTAGCACCATTTGAACCAGCGTCATTGTGAATCACAACCCCAGTAGGATTATGCCCACGTACACCAGCATTAGTTATATTCATTCTTTTTTATCCTCCGTTTGTTCTTCTTCAACTTCGGGAATACTTACACCATTCTTCTTGATAAGTTTAACCAAACCGGCAAACATAGGGCTGATACTTGCAATTAAATAAATAAATTGACCTACAAAGTATAGCAAACCTACGTTAATCACTGTTTTAGCGATATCAGAAGTTGAGGGTGTTTGTGTAAAGTAGAAGACTGCATATAAAACCCATAGCGCGAAGACTACCGTCAAATCAATTACAAGTCTATGTTTGAAAGGTGGGTTCATTGCTTCTCTATCTTTAACCCATGTAGCGAACAAAATCGCTAAAATTAAGATAGTTATTAAAATCATTTTTGTTACCATTATACTTTACTTTCTAATTTATACGTTTCCAAATATAAGCTGCCTCGAATGGTTGCCAGTTATTATGGTTAGTGTTATCTCCAACTGTGACTCCGCCGTTTTCTGTATCCATAGCATAAGAATTACTTGGAGCTCCACCAGAAGACCAGTGCCACTTTCCTGCCCCACGAGCGACAACAAACTGTCCACTTGAAGGAGTTATTGTGTGTTGTGACAACGGATTTGTTGAACCACCTTGCTTGCCACCGCTAGATAAAGCTGAATCTGATTCATCAACCCCAATTAACCCACGACCTTTAACTCTTGACCAAGTCCCAAATCCAAACAATGTAGCTGGTTCAGTTGGTTGCGAACTAAGGTAATATGCACCAACTGGATAAATTTTTTCTATAATACTGCTTCCTGACGGTTTTGTGACTGCACTTACTCCCATTGCATTTGTTGTAACAACTTCAATACACTTTTTAAGAACTCCGACACCTGTATTGATGTCAACTTGATTTGAGTTATTAGAAGTTTCTACGCTCATCGTCACTGGATTTGTAGCATTAGAAATGTCTATATTTGCATGGACAAAGTTCGTAGCATTTGAATTTAAGGCTACTGCTTCATCATAAAGCTCAAAATATCTTCCACCAACTAATAAACTTGTGTTTGTATAAATTCTATTGAGAGCTGTATTTATAGGCGTTTCCCAATGCCTTAGTGAGAATTGCGAATAGTCTTTTTCAGAAAGTAACATGTACAGTTTTGCGTCATTATTAGCACCGACTGGAAACTCTGTTCCATTTGGACTAAAGAATGTAAAGTTTTTAATTGTCATTTTTAACCTTTCTTGAAATTATCTTCGCTTTATCTAAAACTGGGTTATCAGTAATTGATAGCTCTAATAATCTAAATTTTCTACCTCCATACGGATAACCACCAATTGACACAAATTGGCCGACTTCGTATAAGAGCGTAGTTTCGATTCTAAGCGAGTTTTTGCTATTATAATATACTTTACCAGATAAAAGTTCTAAGTGGTCTTTACGTAGCTCTCTGTACCCTGTGAAGCTATCTATTCTATATTTGTCTCCGTAAGTAGCTACATACTCATATAACATTTGGTTTATCTCCACTTTCTACAAAAATAAGTCTATCACTGAACTCTGTTTTAACCCTGTCTGCTATATACCCCGAATATAGTTTTCCTTCGTACCAAACATCAACCAAGTCATTAACATACAAAGGTAAGAGTTCGTTTTGGTTAAAGAATAACCTTGTGACGATCGTGGAGGGTGAAATTTCAGCTTTAATAGTAGATATATCTGGCGGGTTTCCGTGTTCATCTCTATCATAAAACAATGTTTTAGCTGTTCTTACATCTGGCAAGTCTGTTCCGTCTCCGCCATAAGTGCTATAGTCAATGACATCTCCATTATTTTTTGCTGTGTACATTTTAGGAGGGTCTGTATAGTCGTCTGTTGCCTTATTTTTAACAAACACAACAGCAAAATTATAAGCCGAACGTTCTGTTATTGTTTCCGTGTCCATTGTCACGCTTTGCTTAATATCTACCCTTGTCGTGATTCTATTTCTATTCCAGTTCCTAGAAGCGAAGTTAATGAATAATAAGTTTCTAGGGTCTATTTCAGACGAAGCGTGTTGAATAGTTGTTGTCGGTTGAAATTGAACCTTAGAAAATATCCTTTTGGCTACGTCATGAGCTGATGAAGTTTCCGCTTTTCGGTTAATTGTAGCCTTCCCAGCGAAAATACTTGAATTAAAGAAATAACCATAACTCATTAACTCATTCTTATTAGGGTCAATCAAATAGTCAATGATAGCGGATTTTGTCGTTTTAGTTATTGCGTTCGGAACATCTAGGCTTTCAATCATTGCCCAAAAATAGTTCTTTAATGTAGCTTTATTACTTTCGTCTACATCTGTTACAAGATAAACCATATCTAAGTTCAGCTTTTTCGTTTGACCTAGAGCCTCCTCGATTGGAACAACTTCAGGAAAAAGAATTTGAACAATATCTCCAACTTCTACTGAAATGGTCAACGTGGCTGATGAAGTATAAAGATATCCAGTTTCCCACAGTTCATAGTTAATAACTTGACATCTTGCTTTAGGTATCGGCAACCCTCTTTTTTCTTTTTTACCATTAGGAATAATAAAGTCAGATACATTATAGTAGTTCGGATTAAAGTTATCATACACATTGGCTTCTAACATTAAACGAAGTCCGCCTTTCTTTTAACTTTAAACTCTGCCTTACTTAAATTGATTAGCTCCATTTGACCTTTTTCAATTATACGAGTTCTATATCGCTCAAAGTCCATTATAGGGAACAAATTTAATGAAGTCGTTCCGTTCCAGCCTTGATAAATTTCGTCATTTACATCTGTATTGATTAAAATATAATTCTGTACCTGTTCCGTCTTAAATACAATTGCAGTATATTCATTTCCAATATCGTCTAAAAATCTAACTCCAGTAGGTGTTTTAGGAAGTTGCGGGTATAATATCCCCATAAAACTAAATATTTCGTCTTTTATATCCCAACGACTTAAACGGTCTATATTTGTCTCTCCATAATAAGTATATGCTTGATTTGCTATATAATTATATCCGAAGTATTCACTTATGTCAGCAGTTGTTACTTCGCTAGCTGAGGGCAACCAAGGAGTTGCGGTTGAACCTTCTTCAAGTTTTAATTTAGAATACACAAGTCCTGACGTGTCTTTGATTTGTCTAATGGTAATGCTATCAGTATCAGCTAGAGCAGTATCAAAATTTTTATATTTAGTATCTATTTGTATCGGAAAACTTAAACGAATTGTTTTACCTAAAACGCTTTGTTCAATATTATGCCAGATTTCACCAATAATTGTGTTGAAATCATTGGCTCCAACATCTCCGTGAGCTTGATAGGTTTGACCTTTAAGTTGTAAAGAAACTGCACCTCCAACTTTAGTATTCAATGGTACAAAAACATCGAAACTAAAGGTCATTGCTGAAACTCCAGTTTTAGACTTAATTGCGGAATCATATATTTGGCTGGAACTAAATAAAGTACTCCACCATGATGAAGTTGAAGTTGCTGTTAAAGTTCTCGTATTTTTCAACAAATTCAAATTAGGCAAATTCAAAGAAGGACTTGCTTTAAGTCTATTATAGTTTTGTAAAGCTGTTTCACTACCTTTATATCCACCATAAATTTTAGACTTACCAGCAAGAATTTCTCCATTTTGAATTTTTTCAAAAGTTAAATTTTCGTAAGTGTACCACTTTGTGATTATATCAAAAGTTATCTTTTCGCTGAAAGTTCCGTTTTTACCGTAACCCTCTGTCTTTGTGACATCTGCTAAAGCTAAATCAGCATACACCTGAAAAATCTCTGTTTGATATTCAAGTGTAACGAATCTTTTGCTAAGAATATCATTCACGAAGTCTTTCATTAACCGATAATTTTCTTCTAAACTTTCACCAAACGTTTCTAATTTAAACTCTATTTGAGGCTGTTTAATTGAGCGTGTCCCCATTACTCCAATACCATTACTTTGCCAGATATTATTAGTTGATTGTAACCCTAAATTAGAGGGCTGGTAAAATCTAACTTTTCCATTTGTAACATCCCAAACTTTGTCGTCTGTTCCGTCTAAGTTGGTATGTATTTTATACTGTCTTACCATTAAGCCCTCCCTAGGTCAAATTCTCGTCTGATTGCTCGTGCTAAATTAGAAACATCTTGACCAGCACCACCTTGTACATTAAATGTATTATATGTTCTATTGTCGCTTGAAACGCTATTTGTGCTTAAACCGTAACCGCTAGAAGATAAGTTAAATTCTGGCAAACCTACTACCATAGAACCTTTAAACATTCCGCCAAGTTTACCTGCAATACCATTAATAGCTCCTGATACTTTTTCAATCGTGCCTGTAACACCGCCTAGAACTCTGTCTATCGTGTCTTTGATTCCTCCGAATATCCCACTAAAGAAACCGCCAAGCCCACTGAATGCTCCTGTTATTGCGTTATAAGCATTAGAAGCAAAGCCACCAAAAGCGCTGAAAACTCCACTTACTGCATTTCTAGCACCGTTGAAAACTCCACTAAAGAAGCCACCAACTCCGCTAAATACACCTGAAATTCTTGACCAAGCACTTGAAGCAAAACCACCAATGGCACTAAATACGCCACTAACGACACTACTAACGGAATTAAATATACCGCTAAAGAAACCTGATACTGCGCTCCATATTGACTGAACTACTCCCCAAGCACTAGAAGCAAAACTACCGATTGCGCTGAAAACGCTAGATACAACTCCACTTACAGCGTTAAATATTCCGCCAAAGAAGCCAGCTACTGCGTTCCATACACCAACCAGTACATTCCAAGCTGAACTAGCAAAGCCACCTATGGCACTGAATACTGTAGAAACTACTGAACTAACTGCGTCGAATATTCCACTAAAAAAGCCAGTTACTCCGCCCCATACAGATTGAATACCACCAATAACAGTCGTCCATAGGGTAGTAAAGAATGTTGTTATTCCATTCCAAATGTTTTGGATACCTTGTACAATTCCGATGAACCAATCAACTAATCCTTGCCAAATAGCTTTTGCTCCGTTAACTGCTCCATTCCATATATCAGAGAACCATTGGCCAATACCACTAAAGAATGAAACTATTCCATCCCATGCGCTCTTCAAGAAGTCCACAAAGCTAGCCCAAGCCTTTTTCCCTGTTTCTGTTTGAGTAAAGAAATAAATTAGACCAGCAACGACAGCGGCGATTGCTATTCCAAGAAGTACAAATGGGTTGACAGCCATTATAGCATTGAAAGCTCCTTGTATAATTGTACCAGCTTCAACAATCTTATTGTATGTCTCATAAGCCTTAATGATTCCGTTGATAACTTTCATAGCAACGAAAGCACCAGCTAAAGCAACTAAAGCTACTTTTATTGCGTCCATTGCTTCCTTGCTTTTACTAATTTTACCAATGAAGTCAGCAATTTTTTTCGTGATATCAGCGAACTTATTAGCAAGTGAAGATATTGTGTTTGCTACATTTTCAACGGAAGTCGAATTTTTTGAAGTAGATTCATCAACTCCAGCAAAAGATTTTATAAGGTTACCAATAATTCCAATTACCGAACCGAACGCACTTTTTAGATTATCCCATATAGCAGAAAATTGAGTTATCGCACCATTTTGTTGTAACTGTTTGAACAAGTCTTGGAAATACTTAACTACATTTTCTATAGCTTTACCAGCACCTTTACCCCAATCGTCCATTTTATCAATTAAAGCATTGATAACAGGAGTTAAAGCTTCAAGTGTAGGAATTAAGGCTTGTGATAAATCTTCATTAAAACCAGACCAAGTGTCCCTTATTGTTTTTGTAGCACTGCTTGAACCGTTTGCTGCATTCTGCATAGCCTTATCGAGCATATCCATTGAGACAGCACCAGCTGAAACAGCTTCATTGAATGAACCATACTGCTTTAATTGTGGGTTCATTTGCATAACAGTGTCTTTTAAAGAAGCAGCAAGTGCGGTATTGTTATCTGTCAACTGATTAATATTTTCGGCAGTAACTTTTCCAGAAGCTGACATTTGACCATAAGCCTGTGCAACACCTTTAAGGTTTTCTCCAGTACCACCAAACGCTTGGTTAGCTTTTACTAATGCTTCTGTTTTGCTGACCGCTGATTTAGCACTATCTCCTAAACCAATGAACGTTGTTGAAAGTTTTAAAGTATCTTCACTATTTGCGTTTGTATCTCTAGCGAGCTTCTGCATAGATTTACTTACATAATCAAAGTCTTGCCCATTGCCTTTAAACTTCATTGTATTTTTCAAGGCAATCATGGCTGTCTGGGTGTCCATTGCGTCAGATATCCAGCCTTTTAAGCCATTACCAACAGCACTAACAGCACTTGCACCAATTTGCCTAAATACACCTACAGCAATTTCTCTAAGACCTCTAAAGCGTGACTTCATGCCATCAATTCCGCTATTAACGCCTTTAGTGTCCATTTTAGCGTCAATGTCCCAAGAGCCTGAACTAATAGCTCCCTCGATTTGCTTTATTTCGCCCTCTAGCCTGTTAGCTTGTGTTTCTGCTGTCCCTAAATCTCTAGTAAGTTGTAGCCATTTCTTTTGACCTGCTGACGTACCTTTGTCAACCGTAGAAAGTTCTTCTTTTAATTTTGTTGCTTTGTCACGTGATAAGCCCAACTGCGTTTGTAAATTCTTTTGCAATTGTGCCATTTTGCCGGTATTTGTTGGGTCAAGTTTTAGAGCTTCTCGTAAGTTTTTAGCTTCTCCTCTAAGCCCTGACATTGCGGTATTAACGCCTTTTAGTGAGTTCTCGAATTTCGTTGTATTACCATATATCTCGACCTCAAACGTTGCATTACTTGCCATTACATACCCTTTCTCTTGCGCCTTTTCTCTTTTTCTTTTTCCTCTTTCTTCTTCTCTGCAATAAGTTCAATTATTTTATAAACGAGTTCTAGTTCCATTTCCATGAACTGTGTTATATCAATTTCGTTATTGCCTAAAATAGTCAAAAGTTCTAAAGTTTTGTTTTCCTTTACAGTATCTTTCTTTTTCTTAATCAATGAACTAGAAGAAAAGAAGACCACATCGTCTTCCGTTTCCTCTTTTTCTTTAATAAAAACAGTCTTACAGAAGATATTGATTAACTCGTTAGTTGTAGGAAGCTCTGTTTTATCGTCTAAGGCGTTTTGCAGTCCTCCGTTACAATCTACCCAAAGTATCAATAACTTGTCTGTAAAGCTCTCCATTTGCTCTGTAAAGTCATCAGGAATATAACCAGCGACAAAAGAATTTTGTAGGTCTGCAAAGTCTTTTAAATCTGTAATAAAGTCTGAACCAGTTAGCTCTAAGTATCTAATTGCATGTTTTAAAATCATTTACAGTCCTTTCAGCTCATTAAATTTCTTTCTGCCACAGTTCGACCAGTTCTTTAAGTCCTTTACCGGCAGTATCGAACTCAAAGTTAGAACGGAAGTCAGAGAAGTCACTTTTAGCTTTTACAATGTTATCTTGAAAAAGAGCTAAATATAAACCATATTGAACAAATTCCATTACATCAGTAATTTCTCCGTCTTCTTTTTTAAGTTCTGTATCCATTGCTTTTTGTTGTTGAAAAAGGTCTTTTCCTGTAATCATTTTAAATTTACGCGCTGTACTCAATTGTTTTGCCATTTTATTTTATATTCCTTTACTTATTCTATTTTTTTCCAAGTATATTTTTCTGGGTCTGTACTTTGTTCATTGGAGTTTTTATCAGTATATGTTCCGATATAGCTTGGATAATCTTCGGCTGTTACTTCACTAGATGAGGGAATCCAAGGTGTATCGGTTGAACCTGTTTCAAGTTTCAATTTAGAATATACAAATTCCGGTGTACCTTCTACTTGTCTAATAGTAATACTATCAGTATCAGCTAGAGCAGTATCAAAAGACTGATATTTAGCCCCTAATTCCACTGGAGTGCTTATACGAATTGTTTTACCTAAATCACTTTGTTTAATACCATAATAAGACTGACCAACAATTGTGTTGTAATCATTAGTCCCAACATCTCCATGAGCTTGAGAATTTTGACCTTTAAGCTGGACAGAAATATTATTTCCAACTTTAGCATTCAATGGTACAGAAACATCGGAGCTAAGGGTCATTGCTGAAACTCCAGTTTTAGATTTAATTGCGGAGTCGTATATTTGTTCAGAACTAAATAAAGTACCCCAAGCTGATGAAGTTGAAGTTGCCGATGTCGTTCTCGTGTTTTTCAACAAATTCAAATTAGGATAAACGGTCATGAATCTATCTTTTCCGTCTGCGCTATACGCAAAGGCTACGTGGTTAGCCCCGTCGGGCGCGCTAGGGTTTATCTGTTACAGCAACACCAGTAGAAACATCTTTATAACCTTCTGCGGAGAATGTAGCGATATAAACGTTAGGAGCAAGCTCGTTATTTGTCGCAACATTTCCTTTTACATCTTTAATTACTGATGTTACTTTTACATCGTGACCTTCAGAATCTTTCAAAGTAGCTGGTAAGACAATTGTTCCGTCATTATGCCCTTTAGTTTTCGTTTGAACGTTCGCAAGAGTTGGAGCTACTAATGTAACTTCGCCAGCAAGTTCCGTATCAGGTTGCATGATGAACAAGCCGGCTTCCATTTTGTTTGCGAAGTCTTTTGCTTGGTCTCCCCAAATTTCGTATTCAATAGCAGAAACTTTTTTGCCATTATTCAAATAAATATCTGAATCAGTTGCCTGTACTGCCAAAGTCCATTGAATAGGATCTACGCCGTCTACTGATTCTGTTTCTGATTCTTTTGTTGCTTCTGCTGTTGGTCTCAAATTTGGATAAACGACTACACGGTAACCGTCAATAAACTCTCCTGTAACTTTATCACGTTTGCGCCCTTTAATAAGGTACTGAACACATTTCGTTTTCCAATTACCAGTTGTAGACCAACCCAAGCCATTTGCCGTTCTTTGTTGACCTAAAAGGTCTTCTTTAAGCGCTTGGTCTGTTTGAATGAATACCATTTCGCCTTGAATCAAGGTAGCGCCTTTTTTAACTCCATGGTCCGGTACATCATCAGCAGGATAGCTGTTAGTTTCCGCTTGGTCTTCCATTGAACCAACTGATACTAAACCAGCTACAATTTTATGGTTACTGAAAACTGGTTTTCCGCTACTTCCCTTAGCCATATCAGCTACGATTAGAGCTTCATTACCAAAGAAAATCTCACGTGAATTATAATCTAATTTCATTTTTTCTCTTTTCTATAATTTCATTGAATTGGCATAATTAGCGCCTTTTTTCAATGTTGTCTTAACTTCTTGCATACCTTTTTTTTCAACTAAGAAATACATACCATGATAACCACTAGTATAATTAGCTCTAGTACCTGCATTAACTACTACTTTATCGCCTTTTTTAACTTGTTTTAAGTTTCTTGCCAATTCACCAGTATTTTGATATCTAGCATAAGTATAGGTGTGACCGTGGCTTCTGATTAGTCTAGTCCTTCGGGCTGCAGCATTTGCCTTAGCTTTAAACTCTGCTTCAAACCAATCGCCCAAGCGTTCTGTTACTTTAGTTTGCATTTCTTTAGCTATGTTTGATGTATTAAGTAAATTCATTGCCATGGTTGACCACCTGCACCACAAGGCAAATAAACACTTCCAGTATAATTGTACAAATGGCTGTTTTCTGACCAGTTCGTCATATTCCAACCGTCTCGTAAAACATCTCCGACTAGTCTGACAAGTTCATCGTCAACATCTTTAACAGACAAAACAACTTGATAATAGTAACCCATGACAAAGCTCGTATTATCCATTTTAAGCACCTTTGAGTCACTAAGTGACAAATATACCGTCTTGTCTTCTATCGTGTCCTTAACGCCTAAAATAACGTCATTTAGAGGCATTGTAAGTAAATTGTTGTACCAATCTATATAAGAATCGAATTCATTCATATCCCGTTACTCACGACTCCTTCTAAAATCATCTTGTTATTTTTAGGGTTTCTTTCCCATGTTGTACGCTTGAAAGTATCGCCTTTTTCGTCTAAGAAATAGTTGAAAATTAAGTCTTCCATTTCTCCGATTCCGTTAAGCTCGTATCTTACGTTTTTACCTAGTCCAATCATAGAAAACTCATCAAGTCTTAACTGACTAATTCTCTGTTTAACTGCTGGTAAAACGATAGGCTTTATAACATTAGCTTCTGCACCGTTCTTCTTCTTAACAGTCGTTTCAACTTGCAATGTTACTTGTGAAAATATCATTAAATACCTCCATAATACATTAACTCTTGCAAAGAAGCCAAACGTTTCATTTCAGCATTTCGCCATTGTTCTGCTGGTTCATCAACAATATTAAGCCGACAATAACAAGAGATAAAGTCTTTCACTAATACACTTGTTTCGTCAGCTTTAATACCATTTTTTTCTAGCAATTTAATAGCTATTGAACGGAATAAGATAAGTTTACTATCATAAGCTGTTACTAAAATCGGAATACCACAATAGACTTTAATATAATCTATCATTTACTTCCTCCATTTTATTCTTATGCTACTGTAATTACTGCACCAGCGTTATAAGTTTCAACGTGTCCGCTTGTTAGTGTTTCAACCAAAATCATGTTGCTGTTAGTTTTCCATTCAAAGGCATCAACTTTTGTAAGGTCTTGCATGTCAATGTGATATTTCTGGTCTACCAATACAGTAGGTTTGAGTGCTTTTGAACCTGTATAGACAATAATTTCATCTACTCCAACTTCAGAAGCAATTTCAGTATCATCATTTTTAATGCGAACGTTAGCATTTGCAGTTGCTTGACGTAACTCATCTAACAAGGCTTTACGGTCTTCTGTTTTAACAATCAAATAACGACGTCCAGCAGTAGGGCGAACAAAGTCAACCGCTTCTTCAATAGCGTCAGCAAATGGAGTTTTGCCAGCTGATTTGGCTTTTGTAGTAATTTTTTTGATTTTTTTGACATCTGCTTCTTTGTCAATTGATTTAAAGCCGTTTGTTCCGTCTCCCTCAACAAGAGCAAGGTCAACAATTTTGTTTACGATAGCTTGTGTAAGTTCTGCTACAATCAAGTTGTAAAGTTCAGAATATGACATTTGAAGTCGTTTAACACGTTCAGCAAGTGATTGCAATTTATAAACCATTACAGGCTCAAGAGTATCAATAGTGAGTGTTGCTGCCTGCTCTGTTTTTGTTTGTCCGTCTTTGTGGACTTGTGCTTCGTTAGCTGAATCAAATGAGCGTGATACGAGCAAAGCACCGACGTTTGTAACATGGAATACTTTGAATACTGGGTTAGTGTTTAGCAACGCTGTATTAATTGATTCAACTAATTTGCGTGGAAGTTGGAAAGTTGTATCTGTGATAGTTACACCATTTTCAGCAAGTTTTGCGTTCCAAGCGTCTTCAATTTCTGACTTTCCAGAGTTCTTTTTCAATACATCAAAAAATTCTGTTACAGCGTTTTGTGATTCAATAAAGTTTGTCATTTTGGCTTTTCCTTTTGGTTTTTCTTCCTGTGCGTTAAGTTCATTCTCAATTTTGATAATTTCAATTGAATTCTCTGAAAGTGTTTTTTCTAATTCTTGTACTTTTGGCAAGTCTTCAATTGCATTTTTTACTTCAAAGCCATTAATTTGAGATTTTAAAGATACGTTATTTTCTTTAAGTTCTGCCAAGCGGTTCTGTTTTTCGATTAAATCAGGTTTATTCATATTTCTTTTTGATATCCTCAATTTCTTTCAAAGCGTTACGGCTTTCAATAATTTTGTTACGTTCTTTTGTGAGTTCTTCGCCTAGCGCGTTTTGAATAAATTTTGCGTTAGGGTCTGCTGGTACTGAAACAAGAGAAATCTCTTTAAACTGTGCTTTATTTACAACTAGAGCGTCATTTTCATTAAACTCATAATCTGTGATGTAATAGGCAATTGATAGTGAGTCAAAAGCGCCATTTTCAACAGCCTTATTAATGTTTGGTGCATTGTCGTAAAGCGTAAAGTCAGTCAGGTATTTATTAGAAGCTAAGTCATAATAAACCTTTGCGTCCCCGATGACTTCGCTAGAGCCAGATCCATGTTCATATAGCAATGGGTATCGTTCTCTAGCAAACTCAATACAGTTAGGTGTCAAGATAATACCGTTACGATTCTCTACACCAACTTCTGAACCAATGCCTTGGAACGACTTAGAACCGTCCTCGTTTTCAGTTACTTTAATTTCAGCACTATTGGTTATTAGTTTCATCTGTGCTTGTTACGTCCTTTCTACTGCCTTGTAAATCACTTAGGTTTTTAACAGCGACTGCATTAAGGTTTGTGACATAAATATCTCCGCCCTCAATTGGTTGCTCGCCCATTTTAACAAGAAGTTGATTCTGTGTAAAAATAGGAGCGTTAATATTTTCATGATACAAGTCAATTAATTCTTTCAAAGTTGCAAACTTGAATAGCTGGTTATCTACGATTATGCGTTCATAATATAAATTATCCTTATTTATTCGTCTGCGGCTTGTTGAAATCAGTTTATAAGTCAGTTCCTTTTCAAGTTGAATCAGTAAAGGAATGATAGTAGAGTTGTAAAAATAAATTTGTTGTTCTTGCGTAGCAGTACCAAGCAAAATATTTTCATTCATAAAGTAACCTGTCAAAAGTTCAGATTTAATAAGGTCAATTTCATCTTTATTTAAAACAGAATAATCTTTTTTAAGTTCTACAATTTCCGTCTTGTTATCAACTGGCGTCAAACCGTTGTAACTCGAACCCTCTTGCATGTTCTTTATTGTTGTTAAGGCTTTTTCTCGATACTCCTGTGTATTATCAATATCAAGAAAAGCATTAATTTTCAACAAGCCACGCAATTTACCTTGTTCCAGCTTAGTTTGAATGCTAGCCAGAGCATTATCTAAAATACTTGTGTCTTCATTGATATAAAAAGGACTGACAAGCCTTACTAATTCTTCAGGTTTATATTCTTTTTTATCGTTAGAAAATAGTAAGTCTAATAGATCTCCTGTTTCACTATCAAATATAGGGTACAGGTCAACATAGCGCGTGCATAGTAACTTTTTAATTACTTTCTGCCAAAACTCCATGCTATTATGTTCGCCCTTAGAGCTCCAATTGAGGACCTCATCTAAATCAGAACCTGCCTTACTAATCAAAGTATCAGAACCAACATCAGACTTTTTATATTTAACATGATTAAATTCTACTTTTGTTATTTCATTAGCGATTTTATTATGAATATTAGTCACAAAGGCACTTGTATATTCTACTGCTTCGTTTTGCCAAGCTGTAACTCTTTGAGTGTCATTGTTTAGTTTTCCACGTGAAAATGATACTACTTTTCCGAATAAGTTCAATTTTTCCCCTTTCTACCATAAACTTACGCCTTTCCCTCGTTTATACTCGCCTGTTTTCTTGTTATGGCAAGACTTACAAAGGAGTTGTAGGTTATCAGGGTTCAGCGCTGTTTTCCAATCATCAAGATTTTCCCAAGTTAGTTCTATAATATGGTCTACTTCGTATCTTTTAGCACCGAATGCGCCACATCTTACGCAAGTCATCTTATCACGTTGTCTTACATAATCACGGACTGCCAACCATTCTTTTTTATTGTACCAGCCACTTTCTCGGACTGTGTCAACGTTATACTTCATCTGACACCGCCATTTCTAAAGCCATTGTCAAAGCAACAGTAGGGTCAATTTTATCTTTTTCAAGTTTTTTAGTATACATATAGTCCCCACTTTGTCCGATTTTAACAGCTGTATTATTTAAAGCCCATTGCATAACTTTTTGGTTATGGATAAGTTTATTTTCAACTAGCTTAGATTTTAATAACTTAATATAGTCATTCATTGAGAAACCTTGTCGAATCGCTCTTTGGTTATCTCCGTCTTTGTCAAAGAAATAACGTTCAATCAGTCCTTTTAAAATTTCATATCGTGCTGGGTCATAACCGATTTTTCTAAGTCTGCACCCTGTCTTGCTTCTAAAGTCGTTAATGTATGGTATTAAGTCATTTACATTGATATATTCCGTATCAAGTAAGATTAGTTCTCCTCTGTCAACGAATTCAGTCCATAGCTCTTGCTGTTCTGTGTCCAGTTGCTCATATTGCGACCGTACAGAGAAAGTAAGTGTATGGCTGTAAGTTTTACCCTCTAACTCACAAACGAACGACACAGCGGTTAAATCGCCAATTAAGGATAGGTCAATTCCTACATAAGTTCTATTTTTATTAAATACAGATAAGTTAAATTCTGTTAGTTTAGTATCTTGTGGAGTGAAGTAGTAAGCTGTATCCTGCATAGGCAAGCCCATATTAAACGCTAAGAACTTATTCTGTAACGCTGGGTCTCCTTGAGCAAGTTCGTACTCTTCAATAACTCCTGACCACTTAGGAACATTGCCAATAAGTGGTAATGCCATAGTCCAATTCTTTTTATCTTTGACCTGCTCATGATTTTCTAGCATGTAAAGTAAGCCGAACGACCTATCATTGTAAAATTCTTCTTCTGATTTGAAGCGTTCAACAAGTTTATCATATAAACCGTCTCGTTTAAGTCCTCCTGAAGTGATGTAAATACTTTGCCAGTTGTCTTGTTTTTGGCGTGAACCTTTATTGACTGATTCTGTTATATCTTCGCCATAGGTATGGACTTCATCAAATATATTAAGAGAACTATTACCACCTTGCGCCCTCAAAGTATCATTTGTTTGCTTTTTGAAAGTGGTTTTAAAAGAAGTAAATACTAGCCCTTGTTTTGTACTCTTGAAAATCTTGTTTTCATTGTACACTCTCAATGTATCGCTTGCTTCCGTTTGATTCCGAACTTGGTCAAATACGTGTCTAGCCTGTGTATTATCATATGCAATAATCAGACTTTCTCCGCCATATTGACCGCCTAAAATCATCCAGTTAAGCACGCGCGTTGCCATTAAACTTGACTTACCAGAACCACGTCCTAGATTAAGGAAAATTTCATTGATTAAATTAACTTGAACGCCTTTTTCATCAACCATATCATAGCCAAGCATTAACTCATACCACCAACGCTGTGGAGGTAGTAGCTCGATTTTCATCAGGTTACCAGTAGTCAAATAGAAGTTGTCTTGTATCCATTCAATAGCTTGTGTAACACGGTCATAGCGATAAATATACTTGTTATGAATGCGTATTTGCTTCTGAATAGTCTTACGAATGTACTTATTAATAATAATGCCGTTTTCTTTGTTGTATTCTAACATTTTATTTAAATAATACATTTATTCAAACCCTTTCGGTACTTCAATTTTTGGAGTTTCGTACTTACTTAGTTTATAGTCATCAAGTTCTTCAATTTTAGCTTTAAGGTCATGAGAGTTTGATTCTTCCTGTTGTAATCTCCGCCATTCAGTAGGGTTATAAAGTTCAGGATTTCCAGCCTTAGCAACCATCATTGCTACCAAGCTATCTTTGTCAAGTTCTTTTTCTTTAACCTTTACTTTTTCAACGTTTCCGTCAGCGTCATAGATTGTCTCTGTTTCCTTTAGCGTTCTGACTGTCAGTTTGCTCGCTAAGGCACTTTCGGCTAGTTCTAATAGTTTCCCCCTAGCAATGCTTTTAGCTTCGTCATACGCCTTTATATTGTCATCTCGCCACTTTCTAAAAGTTTTGGCTGAACAATGCAAACTAGTGTAGATCTCTCTGTCATTACAGCCTGATTCAATTTTATCAATGATTTGACTAAAAAGCGGTTCTTCGTACATCTTAGGTAAAATTGTGGGTCTTCCACCGTTTTGCGTTTGCATATTGTCCTTTCTTTTAATGTGCTTATATCGTTTAAAGCCTATATTTTCGTTTCTAAGAGCAGCAATAACTTTTGCTTATAAGTTTACCCGCTTGGGTGACTCTGCTCTCACAAGCCAAAATATTAGTATATATCCCTATAATTAAAATTTAGCAAAGATTTAGCGAGATTTGGCGAAATTTTGCGAGATTTTGCGAGATTTTGCGGCAAAAAGCGCCTTTTTGCGGCCCGCGGCGGGGCGCGGC